TTTTGTCTTGGAAAACAACGTGTTATACCGTCTTCTCTTACACATTGAGTATCTGTAGTACATGAAACAGTAGGGGTAGAGCATCGTCTAATACAGCAGTTATAGGACTCTGTTCTATCAGGTGCACAAGTGGTTACTCCTGGAACGTAATAACAGTTAGTACAAAACGGTGCTGAATTACAACCAACCGTGGACTCACTACACACTTGACTACATCCAGTTTGAACGGTCTGGTTTACGCAGGTTGTTGTTCCTGGTGTTTCAGTTCCAAAACAAACTGTGTTGTAACCTGCTGGTTCCGTACAGTTTGCAATGCAGTAACTTTCATTACGACCAGAAACGCAAACAGAGTATTGATAAGAGGTTCGATTGTAATAGGGATACACAGCCCACCAGTTGTTAGTGTCTGTGTAGTTAAATACAAATCCCATACCTGGAGATAATTCGTTTGCTTTTGCAATAAAATCATAAAACCCAAGGTCTATTACTGCTAATGGGTAGTCTGTTTTTGCACCTGTGGTATTAGCAAATCCGTTGTTAATTCGCCATTGACTAGAAATTATGCTCCAGGCTTGTCCTGTTTCAGCAGTTCCTAAACTGCTTGTAGTATCGGCTCTTGAGAAGGTGTCTTTTAAATCGGCAGCCCAAAACTGTCGCCATTGCCCATCAACTTTTACATAACCAAATGCGGCTTTTTTCCAACCACCATTAACCTTTGAAAAAAGGCCAGTCCCTGCTTTAAAGTTATTACTTACCTTAGAACCAATAGCCATTTAGGTTCCTTAAGCGAGGTACTTAATCCAGATATCTCCGTTATTACCACCCGTTGGGTCTGATGTAGACACCGTGATGTTACGAAGACGAGATGACAATGCTTGGTCGCCTGTAAGTGTTCCTCCTGTAATTTGGATGGTTGTATCTGCTGAAAGAACTGCTGGAATTGAATCTGAGTCAATCCATACAGTTCCTTGAGGAAGTGCTAAAGCCGCACCATCTGGCTGAGAGTCAGACCAAATGATTGGTTTAATCTCTTGGTTATTTACGTAAATTCGTCCCTGGTTATCAACTTTAGACATAGTTGTTCCACCAGAGTTTTTGAACTGAACAAGGTCAGCACTTTGGCTTGTAAAACCTTGCACTACTAAAGGAACGCTTGCTGCGTTTGCTGGTTGAAGGGTTCCGCCTGTGTACTTGAAGTACTGGTTGTGAACATCTCCCTTGATACCTTTTTCAATATTGGCAATACGAGCAGATAAGGTTGAAAATGTAGTAGTAGTGTCATCAAAAGAACCAACATATCCACCAGAAACGTTAGGGCTAACACCTACTACTGCTTGTGTAGAAGTTACTTCATCTTGCAGAGAGTTAATGTGTTCGGCAAGAATAATATCGGTGAAGTCCGTCTTATTGACGAACGACTTCACGCCTGAGGGATAAACAGCGGGCATTTGGGTCTCCTAACTTGGTTCTATTGTCTCTGGTAAATAGGGGTTTTAGGGGCTTAACAGGGTAGTAATGATTATGGATGGCTATGGCTAATACTTGCTTTTTGAGTTATTTGAGATTCTAAAGCAACAATGCGTGTTTGGTGGTCTTTTAAAGCAGCAGCCATGGCTAGTAAGGTAGCAATAAGGTCAATTTCTGTAGTTCCATTTACAGTACTTTCTGTTTTAAAATATGGAGTTAATCCTGTTAAAGAAACAGAGTCTGACAAAACTTTTACGTTTACACGTTTTCCTTTTTTGGGTTTTCCAAAGACACCTGCCCATACTGGATAAGCGGGGTCTCCACCCTCAAAAACAATCCAGACACCTTCACCAACGTCAGGAACTTGAGTTTTAAGACTTGACGTTTCTAAAGGCCATGCCCAATTGGTAGTAATGCCATCACTGAGCATAGGTATTTGAACTTTAATTCTTCTATGTCCTTCTGGGTCTTTGTTATTTACAACAATGCCTCTATAAGTTCCGTAGAACTTTATAGAGTCGCTTATATTTAACGGCATTAAATAGCCTCAAGTAAGATATCTGGTTCAGCAAATGTAAGGACTTCATTGTTTAAGGCTTGAATTTGAGAAAGGCTTGGAGTTCCACCGCTTTTGTATAAGAACTGAATTTTTGCACGTGTAATACCAGGGATATTTTGAATAACAAACTCAACATCTTGAGCAGTAATTAACTCTCCAAATTCAACATAGTTATAACTAAAGTTGTTTACTATTGCGGACCTTAAATTATTTTCAGCAACTGCTTGTGTATAAACAGAGTCGCGTGTGTATTGAATGTTCATAGTTACTGGAACATAGGTAGGCTGTGTATAAGTAACGGTTACCCCAGCAAGAGTTCTATCAGCCAAAAACGACGTAACGCTGTCTCTCATGCTTGTCCATTCAGATGTAGGAGTACCAGAAGATAAGCCTGGTGTTGCATCTCCGTCGTTGTCATCACGCTCTGGTGCAATGTAAAGAGTTACTGAGGTGTAGCCACTAGAAACAGCCTTTGCTTTACCGCAGTTATCTACAGATAAAGCCAGGTTTTCATAATCGTCTAGGGTTATTGCACGTCCTAATGTTCTTAAGAACTTCGGAGCATTTCTACGTATTGAATCATCAGACTCTGGGTCTGAACCACCAGTTCCCACAGAAGTATTAGCAACGTCAATAACTCCAGCAATTGCCGTTATTTGAGATTCTGATAATCCTGGGATATAGGCTAAGGTATCAATAGTGTTTTGAGAAACATTGCCGAGTAGCCCTCCACCTGCAGTATAGACCGCTTTAACTGTTGCATGAATAGTTGGGATGGCTCCTGAAACACCGTCTCCAAATAAAACAAATATTTTATTATCTTTATCAAAACGCGTTGTAAAAACAGCGTCGTTAGGACCGAAGTCAATTAGGTGTTGAACTTTTGTCCATTTTTTAAAGGTGTTTCCGCTTTCTACGTAAACCTCAATACTGTCAGAAACAACTGGGTCATCATCTAAGTTAAAGGTTTGGTCAGCCGTTCCATCAGAGTCGCCAAGGTCTACTCCGTAGATGCTTCCTGCTTCAACAGTGTTGTAAGCACCCTCTTCACTAAGAATTAAGACCTCTCCCCGTGTACTGCCTACTGCTGCTGGAACAGTGGCATTTGCAAGGGTTGAAAATGTAACGGTTTGAACAGAAGTTTCTCCAATTACTTCTCCAGTAACACGAGTACCAGCAGGAAGGACTATCTGAGTTCCTGAGTTGTTATAGAAAGTAATAAAGCATGTTGCGTTTTTATAACCAGTTGGGGTGTAACCGTAAGTCTCTGCTAAAGCCAAAATAGTATCGCGTTGAGTTGCGGTTGCAATAAACTGCTCGTTAGCAACACGGTCAATGTAATAACTAGCAATGTCTCCCATGTAAGCAAAGGCTTCAATTAACGCTAGACCAAAGTCAGATTGGTCATTACCCGACCACTCAGGGATGTTCTTTTTAACGCGAGCAATTAACTCTTCACGAATCGCGAAAAAGTCTCGGTTTGTGTAATCAACCGTTACTGGTGTGTCTTCAGCCATTATAAGTTCTCCTGTGCTGGTGGGTTTTTTCCACCAATAGCGGTAAGTGCTACGGCAGTTTTTTGAACTTCCTTATTAGGCAAACTGTAAACAATATCCACCACGATTGTTCCGTTTTCCACGTTTTCTTCAATTATAGACTCAATATAAGTAAGATTTGGCAGTAAATTGATAAATGCTTCCTGTATTTCAACATCTATTTGCTGAAATGCTGAATCTGTGCCTTTAAATAAAGCAGCCGAAATGGTTGTTCCATATTCTGGGAACATCACTCTTTCACTCTGCAAGGTCCCAATTGCAGACAAAACTCTGTCGGCCCAAATTTTTGACTGTAATTGAGTGGCTTGAATAGTCCCGTAAGGACTTAAGGACATAGGTAAACTGATTGCACGTTCTGCCATTATGCTTTCCATTTCTTTGATGACAAGGTGTAGCCACTTTTAGTTTGATTAAAGGTGTTTGTTTTAGTGTTTAATCTTGCTGGTTTAGGACGAGATATAGACGCTTTTCCTACTTTAGACAAGTTTAAAACAGGTTTGTTTACAGAGTTTCTAGGTTGTTGTTCAACGTTATTCCCTCTTCCGTCGGACAAAACAACTCCATCAGAATGATAAACCCCGTCCCTAGAAAAGGTATGAGTAACTGAACTAACCATCCAATACCCATCAACAACTTCGTCTACACCCTCTACTTCAACCATGTTATAAGGTTTAATTCGTGGGTCACCTTGAGCAAAAAAGGTTGCAGGTATTGAAAATCTTGCTCTTTCTGCTTTTGCTTTTGTTGCACTTTCAGCAACAAGTTTGCTGTTAGCAACATCAAGACTAGAGTTATCATCAAAAAGAACTTGAGCGGGGTTTTTTCTAACCTTGCCTTTGGGGGTTGCTGTTGCATAAAACGTTCTTGGTTTTACAGGGTCAACAGCACTTATATGCTTTTTACCTCTAAGCGGTTGGTCTGAGTTTTCAATTAAATCACCGAGAACTGGCTCAAACTTATCTAAAGTTCTTTCTGTCCAAGAGTAAAATGGAGGGATAAACTCTTCAGTAAAACTTAATAAAGGTATAGAACCAAAGTTACGTTTTATGGTTTCGTCTACTGATAAAAAGTAAATAGTGGCATTTTCTTCCCAACAAAAATAACCAACTTTAAAGGCTAGTTCTTGAAGCATTTCCCAATATGACAAACCATACTGAGAGATTTGACTAAATCGTGTTGAATGGGGGGTAGTAACTGCTTTAAGTTTAGTTTTTTTTGCAATGTCTTTTACAATCTCATCTGCTGTTTTGTTTATCCAAAGGTTTGATTTGATGTCTTTTAAAGGTAACGATGCCCCAATACAGCGAATTTCAATCTCGTGATTTACTTGTGCAGCACGAGTTCTTTTGTAAGACATTACATATCCTTTAAAATTACCTGTTGCTTTGTTGTTATTTTTCCAAGTAACAGAAACAGGAGTTCCAGTTTTTAATGCTTTATGAAAAAAATCCGTTTGTTGAGTATAGCGAAGAATAAGAATGTCATGGCTTCTTTCCTCTTGTTTTAAGACAACTTGAGACGGAGACAGAGGAAAGTTTGGAAATTCAGGAAAAGAAACGGTGTAGGTTGTGTTAAACCGTGATTGGACTCCTTCTTCTACGTTATTAAGCAACATTTGGAATCCTTAAAATTGTTCCAGGCTCAATTTCCATTGGGTTTTGAATTTCTGGATTAAAGTCCATAATTTTCCACCAATACGTTGAGTCTCCAAAAAATCTACTAGCAACTATGTCAATTCGGTCAGTTTCTACCCATTCGTAAAAAGCAACCTCGGAAATAAGTTCAGGAAATTGACGCATTACAGTTAAGTCGTATTGTTTTTTTAATGGGTTGTAGGCTTTAAAAATGTTGCCATCTGCGTAACGACTATCTAGAAAAATCACGATTTCTTTCCTTTCGGAGCAATGGCATCAAAGAAACGAGAGCCTTGAACGCTTACAACGGACAAGGTAGGGACCATTCGTTCATTAAATAAAATGTGATTAACGTTGATGTTATTTATAGACACCAAATATCTCAAACCATCGCCTAAATGAACCTCTACAGGAACACGAGCAATCCACCCAATATCTGCAGTTTTCCTTCCGCGAAAATCGCTATCTACGTCATTCATACCACCATGTATAGACCTAAAGAAATACTCTAGGTCATACATGGTTCCTTTTTTGTAAATTTTAGCAAGTTCACCTGCAGAAACTGTTTCTGGGTACAAATCTCCAGATGGCAAAGCAGAACGTAAAGAGCCTGTTTGTGAGTTTTTTATTGTTATAGACCCGTCTTTTTGAAGAAAACTTAAGTCTTCAATTCTGTTTAAATAAAGTTCAAAACTAATTCCGCCAACGTTAAGTGGAGTTACTGGATTAAAATTAGTCATGTCTTCTCTCATTAATTCAGGAGAGTTTCTGTCCATCGCTCCGTATTGCAAAACAACGCTGGTAGGATTGTAATGGAATCTAAAACCGTAAGAGTTAGTGTCTAAAGTTCCTTTAGAGTTTAGTTTACTTTTTAAAAACCTTGCTGTTTGGTTATACATCTGTATAACGCCACGATTTGCGTCTTTGCCTGTGAAAGTTTCTTTTAAAGCGTCTGTAATAGAACTAGGTAAATGTTTTCCGTGAGTAGTCAAACGAGTTTGAATACCGTTACTAGTAAAGTAAGCGGATTTTGCAGCAGGAGCATTGTAAATATAGTCTTGTAATCGACCTGCATTAGAAGTAGGGTTAACTACACCAGCGGCTGAAGCCCTTTCCTTTTTATTAAGAAGTACGGTAGAAGTTTGGGCTGTTATGTCAGTTAGTTTAGTAATAACAGTTCCTACTGCAGAAGATTCACTTTTAAGTATCGACACGTTTCTTGCTGCTTGATTTTTTTCGTTAGTTAAAGACTTTGCTTTTTCTTCTGCACGTTTCCAGTTTGATTGTTTAGTGGCATTGGATTGGTCTGCTAGGTAAATGTCAAACTTTTTAGCCATGTCATCGTTTGCCAATTTAAGGTTCTTTTCAGCAAGAGTCAATCGTTTTGTAGCATCGGTCAACGACTTTTGAAGAGTTTCGCTTCTTTTTTTAAACGCTCTGCGTTGAGACTCAGCATAAGCAAAATCTGTAAGAGCCTTATCGTAATTAATTTGAATTCTACCTGCCATTACATTCTACCCATCGTTCTCATAGATGCGTCTTTTTCAAGTTCAGCCTTAACTATACGAACCAGTTGCATTGCTTCTGCTTCTGAAGCCTTTTGAAAAGTAGCGTAAACATTTACAGTTGCTCCACTAGACGAACTTCCAGACATAGAAGGAGTTGCTACCCCAAGACTTGAAGGACCACCTTGTGGAAACTTGTAAGGATTTGCTCCAGTTTTTCCAGTCATCCAAGCAGAGTTATTAACTGCTGAAAGAATAGAGTCAGTTGAAGCACCGCTCTTTAACGCATTAACAATTGCTGTGTAACCACGTTGGTCTGCTTGATTTCCAGTAAGGGTTCCAATCGTTGCTGCATATCCGTCTTCCCATGAAGCATAAGATTTAACACCAACACTGTTCATGCTAGGGGCATTGTTTAAACTATAAGTTGTGTTTAAAGGGTTATAGTTAGCACTGTTTTTCCAGTGTCCACCTTCAAATCGTGCCCATGTAGTAAGAGCAGCAATTGCACTCTCTGTAACAGGAGCACCAAGTCTATTTAGTAGACCTGTAGCCCACTCTTTTTCACTACCAGTTCCAAGTATTGCCTTGTAAGTTCCAGACTTAGTTGCTTTGTCTGCTGGCATGAAGGTTCCGTTAGGACCTACTAATCCACCTGATTTAATTAAGGACTCTGTGCTTCCTGAACCATAAACCGAAGAAAGGTTAACTTCTTTACTTGAAAGACCTGAGGTTTGAATTTCTAAAGCAGTTCCACTAAACAGTTGGCTTAAAACGTTATCGTTCTTAAGAAGTTCTTTTGGATTTACTGGGTTGTTTTTTCCACGACGTACTTCAAAGTGAAGGTGTGGTCCATCTACGTTTCCAGTGTCACCAGACTTACCAATTATCTGACCTTTTTTAACATTGTCACCAGTACGAACTAAGACCTCTGAAAGGTGACCATAAAGAGTTTGATAGCCATTACCGTGGTCAATCTGTACTGTTTTTCCATAAGCCTGACCAGGGTTATCGTTGTAAACAACTCCGTCTAATGCTGCAACAACTGGAGTTCCAATTGCACATGGGTAGTCATCACCAGTGTGAGAGCCCTTCCACATTTTTCCTTCAGCACCGTAAGGAGTTCCAACAGCACCGCCCATAATTGGAGAAATTGCTCCAGTGCCAACAGTCCCGCTTCCAAATGAACCGCCCATTGGAACTTGGTTACCGCCACCAGAACCACCGCCACCTAAAAGATAGCCACCCATATAAGTTGCTCCGCCAACAACTCCACCAATAAGTGCTCCAGGAACAGCACCAATTCCATAAGCAGGTGCACCAATTACCGCTCCAGTTGCAGCACCTCCTCCAATAGAAGTTAAAAGTCCTGCTTTGTTTATTCCACTGCCATCTTTTCTATCAAAGAAACCACTAGCACCACCTAACACAAGACCTAAGCCAGGAATAAAACGACCTGCTCCTTTTGACATAAACTTTCCAGCAGTAGCAAGTCCTCCTTTACCAAGAATTGCTCTACCAGCAAGTGCTGTAAGTGCAACGTCTTTGATTCCACCAAGAATAGAACCTGCAGCAACTCCAAGACCAGAACCAGCACGGCTTTGTCCAAGACCCCCAACAAATCCAGCAAACTTTCCTAGTTCATCTGCTGCTCCTTGCAACATTGTATTAAAGTTTTCAACAACAGTAGCAGCACCACTCATGCCTTCTAACATTGGCTTTACGTAAGCGTTTAACGTCTCTACATCAGACTGGACTATTCTTTTCTGTGCTTCAAGAGGGTTTCCGCTAACTCCTAATTTTGCAAAATCAGATTCTTTGCCACCAGCCTTTTGAATCATGAACTGGAAGAACATTTGTTTTTGGTCTTCAGACATTCCTAAATCTTCAGCAGTTTGTCTAATAAATCCGCCTTGAATTGAGTTCATAGTTTGTTGCAGATTTGCTTGAGGACGACCCATAGTCATACGTTCGTATAGTTGTTGGAACACTTCGGTTCCACCTCTGAACTGACCAGTGTCGTTGTTGAATGTGCTAATACCTGCAGCGTATAAACGAGCACTCATTGGTCCTTGTGTAAGACCAGATAACCCTAGTGCTGAGTTTTCATTAGCCATATTCATGTAACGAGCAGCACCGCCAATTTCACCAAGAAGCGTTCTGTACTGTGCACTTCCTGGCATTACACCACGAGAGGCAAGAATGGCTGCAGTTGCTGCAGGAGATTGTTCTCCTGTAATTCCAAGGCGACCAAGACCCTGCATGGTCATGTTGGTTATTTGTTGATAGCCCAGACCACTAGCACGAAGCGATGCTCCATAGTAATTGGCAGAACTTGCCATAACAGACTGGATGTTTGGAACACCCATGTACATGCCAGCAGCAACTCCTGCTGCTGCACTTAAACCTGCTTGTGCATACCCTAAGGCTTTATCGTTTACTGTAAATTTGCCTAAACCAAGGCGGTCATAGGTGGCTTGAGTACGACGAACAATGTCGTTATCAACGGTGTCTCCGCCAAATGAAACTTTTTCCATTTGTGGCATCATGCTGGTAGAACCAGAACTTAGCCCACGGTCTCCGCCACCCTTAGTTGCTCCACGGACAGCACCAGGAACCTTGCCAGCACCAGAGCCGATTGTTTTAATCGACTTTTCAATGCCAGCAAGTTTTTTTACGATGTCATCTAATTCCTTATTGGTCTTAGATAACGACTCGTTAATCTCACCTGCCACGTAAACTCCTAATAGCCTTCTTTAGCAATTTCAATCCAGTTACGTCTTTCTCTTACCGAAAGTTCTTTAATCTCAGTAAGAGTCCAACCTGGATGTCTGTCAGATAACGCCATGAACTCAGCCAGTAGCGTTGAGTAGTCCGTAGTATTAGAAACGAAATAAGGTTCCCAGGTTTGCTGGGACACTTACCTCACTTTCGCAGTCGGGACAACTACCTATTACGTCTTCAAATAGTGGACCAAAGTTACGTTTATTAATTTGTTCCGCAATCTTGCGACGGTCGGTAATGCCAAGGTTTTGAACCTGTGCTTTACCTATTACGTCCGTATCGTCAATAGTCAGGACGCAGTTTTCTAACAAGATAGTGGTTAACTCTGCAACGCTTTTATCTACATTGCTTACAAGGTCTTTTTGAGTATGGCCTGTTGGAAGAACGACCGTGCACTTGCCTACCTTGCAGTCAACATTGAATCGGCGTTCTTTTGGATTGAGCATTGGGCGAACTTTTATGTCTTTATCAATGTCTATCTCAATCGTTTTTAACTCAGCACACTTGTTACAGATGCCTTGCAAATTTGCTTTGTTTCCAAAAGTTGCTCTGTAAATAGCAAGCATTAAGAAGTCTCTGTCACCAGCAAGGAGAGAATCAAGCATTTCTTCTGTTGCTTTTTCGTCTCCGATTCGAACAACACCACGGTCAAGAATTGAAAGCAATGCTTTGCCTACCGAAGTAGAACGAGAGATTGCCTCTTCATCTTTGCCGTTTAGTTCTCTAACTTCGACCTCTTTAATGATTTCCCCAGCGGGACTTACGTACCCGCCAGGAATAATCACGACAGTGTCAGAAGGAGGCATAATTGTCACTGGCTTTTGCTCAACTTTATCGTTGGCAACAACCTGAGCAATCATGCTGTTAACTAGTTCGGGATTGTCAGCCGCTTTAACAGTTTGGTCTGTTTTTGTAGTCAATTTGTATTCCTATTCTTTGTTAGTTTCCGCCTGTAGTACCAATTTCAGGGGCTGCTGTGAAGGTCTTACCATCACTTGAGAATGAACCCCATGAGCAATCAAAACCTTCATGAACGAGAGTCATTTGCTCTACGAACAATGAATTGTCTCCAGCGTTTAGGTCAGAGTAAGCAACTGCTGTAGGCCATGCGTTATAAACTTTAAACTGCATTGCTACGTCATTTATTCCAGCCTTCGCTGCAGCATCAAGTTTTGGAATTGGATGTGCCAAAATCTTGATTGTTACATCGCAACGGAAACCATCGGTAAGTCCACGTTGTGCACCACCCATGACGGTTGCGAACATATTACGCATCCAGTTCCACTTCTCTTTCTTTCCAATTACAACACCATTTTGAAGTGTAATCGGTTGGAACGAGGTTTGACCAGGAATTTGGTGAACAGTGGTATTGAAGCCACCTTCACGATAAGGAATCGAGTCTGTTGTTACCGCCAAGCCTGATACAGATGTGAAACCTAGAGTTGCCTTTGCAACTGCAATATCGGTCTTTGTTGTATCGGTTGCAGCAAACGAGACAAGAAACCGAAAATTACGAATCGGGTCGGTTACAAGGGTCGACCGATTCTTATAGACGATGTCAGCCATTTATTTTATGCCTTCTTTCTTAGTTTACTGTTTTCTGGCTTAGAGTGATGACAACAAATTCGGCTGGGTACTGTAGAGCAACACCAACTTCAATGTGTACTTCACCTTGGGCAATCAGATTGTCAGGGTTGTTTTCAGCATCGCACTTCACGAAGAAGGACTCTGCTGGTGATGCACCACGAAGACCGCCTTGATTTCGGTATTCATTTAAGAACGAAACTAGGACTCCGTTTATACGTTCCCAGAGTT